CGCCTCCAGGATAGACGTGAAACGCAATCATGTCCTGTTCGGGATAGGGGCGATATGGAGTGATTTTTGGAATTCTCACGAGACCTTTCTTGAGCATAAGGTCATATTTTTCATAGATAGCCAGGTAAAAAGGCTTTCCGTCCATCTTTCTAGTCCCTTCCTCTATAGCCTCATTGATATCCGCCACTAGATCTTTCGTGATCTCGTGGTTGACATCTCCTATAACCACTCCTCGTTCTCCAGTGAGCTGGGCGTCTCGATATATTTTTCCCACGGTCTCTCTTGAAGGATCAATTGAAGATTTGAATTCCATGACCTTTTTCCCTTGAATTCTAGTGTTTCTTTTCTCTGAACTTTTTTAGTCCAGTGATTGTGAATTTGTTCCCGGTGGCCTTTTCCGGCGCATTCCTTAGAACAAAACACAAATCTTTGTCTTTGTTTCAGGCTTTTTTTATGCACAACCTTAGTCCCACACATGCGGCATGAGCCTTTTTCTTGTGCTCGGGTTTTGCGTGATTTTTCAGTCTTAATCCGATACATGCAGTGATAGCAAAATTTCTGATTATTTATGAATTCGTTATTCAGTCTTTCTGTTTTGCAATTATCACAAATCATTAAGTCCTAGTTTTGTTTGACTTATATGATTTTTATCAAACAAAGTCAACCATAGGCGCAAAAAATCGGATTAGCCTACCGACGCGGCGTAATTGTGGGCCTAGCCGACCACCTACAAATGAGGAATTCATGACTGAGAATGAGACCCAAAACAGCGTAGTTCAAGAGGTAGCACCTTCGGGAGAAGCCCAAGTCAATGAAGTGAAAGAGACACAGCAAGTTCAAGAGCCGGTGACAAACCAGCACTTGAAGGCGATGCGTCTTAAGAATGCCGAACTCGAAAGAGAACTGAAGCAATTGCGAGATGCTCAGATGCAGTTATTGCAAGCTCAGCTTGCTAATGCTGCGCCTCAGCGTCAAGCGGAGCCAGACGAGTTTGATAAAATCGGCGATGAAGAGTTCATTCCTTTAGGTAAGGTGAAAAAGCTAGCTGAGAAAAATTCTCAGAAAGTGCTCAAAAATGCCGAGGATCTCGTTAGACAAGAGGTGCAAAAAGCCCTTCAAAAACGAGATCAAGATCAATTCATGGATCGCTTGAGTCGTCAATATTCGGATTTCTCCGAGGTCGTCAATCCTGAAACTTTATCAATTTTGGAAGAAAAGGAACCAGAACTGGCCGCGACGATTGCGGATTTAAAAGATCCTTACAAAATCGGAGTCCAAAGCTACAAGTACATTAAAGCGATGGGACTTACCCAAACAGCAAAAGAGACTCGAAGAGAAAAGGAAGTAGACAAGGCGATCGAAAAATCTGAAAAAGCGGTTACGTCCCCTATGGCCTACGATAAGCGCCCGATTGCGCAAGCTTTCAAGCTCACTGATGCTATGAAGAAAGACCTTTATCGCGAAATGCATGGATATGCGGCGATGGCCAGCTCGGTTCCCGAAATGAGCTAATAAAAAGCTCAAGGGAACAAAAACAATGTCAGTATCAATTGCATCGTTGCCCCCGCAAATTCAACAGCGGTACAACGCAAAGCTACTGTCAACTCCAGAGCACAACTTGATTCACCAGTTGTTTGCTACACCAGTTGAGTTGCCAGATAACCAAGGCTTTATTGATCGACAGTCACGTTATGACAGGCTCGACCTGTTTGAAGTGCCTCTCGATGATGGCCAAAACAACCCACCACCACAACAGCTTAATCGCGTTGACGTGGATTGCCGTGTCCGCGTTTATGCCACGTACATCGTGCTTACTCGCCAGGTCACAATCACGAACGAAGATCCTGTGCTTAACTCTGCTGCTGCTCGCCTTGGACAGTCTCTCCGAGAGACCCAAGATGCGCTCCAGAGAGATAACTTGGAAAGCTCTGCTTCCATTATCAACTGCGTAGGCGGAACAAACGGTAGAAATATTGCCGTTTTAAAATCTTCTCTAATTGACTTGGAACTCTTAGCAGCGTGATTTTATGATTCTAAAATTTCCAGAAAATTTTCCTTGGAAGTACTGGCCAAATGATATTGATCGAATTATTAGCATAGTTAAAAGACAGCAGGAATTATGTGAAAAAATGGCAGACCGTATGGATTTAATTCTGGGAGAAGTGGAACTCATAAAAAAAGAACTGAAAGACGACAAGGGGGAACAAAATCGTGGGATGGAATGATAGGCTGGGGATTTTAGAGAATTCTCTCGTTGAGTCTATCGATAACATAGAAGATTTTGACCCTGAACGACTAAGTGAGAAGACCCGTAAGGGATGCGATAGTCTGACCTCGATAGAAATATCGAGAGGGAGATCCGAAGAGGTTTCCCCGCCTAGAGATAGGTCATAAAAGTAACAGAATGGATATTCCAACTGAGATGACAATCTCAGACGTGGATGATGTCTTTACCGTGCTCCAAAACAATTCAGGTGAGTACATCACCAACATTGTTGAAGCTGAGCTACGCTTTGGAACATCGCCAATTGGTGATGCGTACGGTTGCATGTTGACTACCAGGATGATTCCTGTGTTGTATAACATGACCGGATTCATCAAGAAATTCCAATACCCAAATATTTCTCAAACTTTAAGTACAGAAATAGGCGGCGCGAACAACGTGCGCTTCTTTGCTTCTGAGCAAGGTTCTGTCAGTCTCAATGCATCATTATTGGGCAATGACATAGCTAACTGCTTCGTATCGGCAAAAGAAGGCTACAAAGTCGTATGGCAAGCAGGGGGTAAAGCTCGCTTTATCTATCTGCCTCCTGGATATAACAACGATCCATGTATGTTGCGACATACTGCGGGTTGCTCGTTCTACCAAGGGCAATGCATCACAAACGACCTCTGGATTCAAAACCTACGTTCAACAGGGATTTAAGGAGGTTCAACATGGGATTACCATATTCATTTATTGGCGCTTGGACTTATACCAACGCCGCTACTCCGGTAGCGCAAAGCATTCCTATGACTGATAAACCCGATTGGGTTTTCGTCAAGGATTTGACAAACTGGGGCGCGCAATCGACCGCTGCCAATCCGATCTATGCCGAATGGTTTAGCTCAATGGCTGCCGGTTCCTATCTCGCTCTTGGACAACCAAGTTCTACTGGTTCGGGAGTAACCACATATGCATCTCAAGGTACATCTGGTGGTTTTACTTTCATTGACCAAACGAATCCTCCGACTTTTACGAAAGTTGCGATTACTGCGGTCAACGGGACGACTTTTGTTGTTTCTACTGGAACCACTACAGGCATTAATGTAGGCGATTGGGTTCGACTCATTAACGTTGTTGGTGCTCATCAAATCAGCGGCCCTAACCTTTATCAGGTAACGGCTGTATCAGCAGGCGTAAGCATTACCCTCGGGTATGCGGCCTCTGCGGCGAGTGCAGGTTTGGTTGTAGCGAACGGAACGACTGGATTCTACCAAAAGGTATATCCAACTCAATTCCTGCCTAATACATTGCCAGTTGCTTACATTACGCAAGCAACTCAAGCAGTCGTATATTTCTTCAGACAAAACCCATACACACCAGGGGAACTTGTCGACTTCCAAATCCCAACACCTTACGGAATGACTCAGCTGAGCAATCTTAGTAAGAATTCGGGAAGTGGGCCTTTCACAAGCAATCCGGCTGGCGCAGCCAGAGTATTGAGTGTAACTAATTCCTCAACTGTCTCTTCAATCACAATCGATGTAGATACAACCGGATTTACTGCATTCCAATACCCAACCTCGGCTTTATTCGCCGGTGGAGCGTCTCCCGCTGTTTGTATGCCTGCGGGTTCTGGCGTTGTACCTCTTAACGGAAGTGCAACGATCCCCGCATCGCCTCCAGGAACTAATCTCGTTGATGCATTCGATAACAAGTCGCAATACATCATGAACATTGGTACTTCTGCCGTAGGAGTGGCGAACGCCAACATGCAAGTGTTTGCGTTCAAAGCTGATTTCTTCAACGGAATCACGAACGCATAACCACATTGAGAGGGAGAAATCCCTCTCTTTTTAATGAAAGGATTTAAGGTTTTATGGAAGTCAGAGAATTAAATAAAAAACAAAAAAACACATTGCCTCCTGCGGAAAGAGAAGCTCGCATCAAAGAAATGCGCAAAGAAGATGAGAAGTTGAAAAGAGGACTATTTGAATTTCTCGATGCGCAAGGCGGCTGGTTAGATTTTGTCTACAGAAAATACCCAGGAGAGCCCATCCAAATGATTAAGCTCACACACGGGGAAATTTGTGAATTGCCCATGGGTATCGTCAAGCATTTGAATAATACAAGAAGGAAAGTTAGACGTTACAATATGGAGCTTCCTCCCGAGGGGAAAAAACCACCCCGCAGCTACGAAACTATCTCTCGCGTCCGGTTTACTCCCACGGATGTTCTGTGAGTGCGTTTAACTCAAACTACGGCCCTCCCTTCGGGGCTGATTTTATCCCTAACCTGCAATATATTCTTAATATTACGCAGGCGTTTCCGGCTGTTGTTACTTTCGCAGGTGATCATAATTTTACCGTGGCTGAATGGATCAGTTTTCGGGTTCCTCCCCCGAATGGCATGATCCAACTCAATAATCAAAAAGCAAAAATAATTTCCATAACACCAACGACTGTAACAATAACTCTGGACACGAAGAATTTTTATCCGTTTATATACGTTCAAGACCCTCAAATTCCATGTGTAGCCGTGCCAGCTGGCTCGGGAATCATTCAAGGGACTACGACGGTCACGTTAGAAGATGCATTTGATAACCAGCCGGTGCCATGAACGAAATCCTCCAAGGCGACTGCCTCGAAGTCATGAAGACTTTCCCAGATAATCATTTCAGCGCGATTGTCACTGACCCTCCTTATGGCATCTCTTTTATGGGACAAGGATGGGATCATGCAGGCCCAGGAATCGAATACTGGAAAGAATGCCTCCGAATCGCAAAACCAGGCGTCTTCTTACTTGCTATGGGAGGAACTAGAACATTCCATCGTCTTACTTGTGCGATCGAAGATGCTGGATGGGAGATCCGTGACTGTATTATGTGGTTATACGGATCTGGATTTCCTAAAAGTCACAATCATTTCGGTGCCAAAGGGTGGGGGACGGCTCTAAAACCAGCCTACGAACCCATAATAATGGCCATGAAGCCATTGGATGGCACATTTGCACAGAATCATCAGAAATGGGGACAGGCCGGGATTAATATTGATGACTGTAGGATTGGAACCGAAGGAGGAACTAAGAAGGTTGAACCGTCCAAAAGAGAATCGGTATCCGCCTATGGAAATGGCCTAAATGGGGGAAGGGTTGACTTAATAGCAAAAGGTCGTTGGCCGGCAAATGTGATCCTCGATGAGGAAGCTTCCAAGATGTTGGATGAGCAGAGTGGGATTTCGGTTTCGTCAGGAGGCGATGGGTGTAAAAATTCAATATTTTGTGGTGGTAAAAAAACTGGCGGCCATGGGTTAGGAGATAAAGGGGGCGCATCCCGCTTCTTCTACTGCGCTAAAGCTAGCGGTAGAGAGAGGAATGAGGGCCTTGAAATATTGCCAGATAAAATCAGCCAGCGATACGGAAAAAAATCTCAAGGTCCGTTGACTCAACAAACTCCGAGTAATGGAGTGGTGGAAAAAAATAATCACCCTACCGTTAAACCTCTCGCCC